GGTGCCAACTCTCGTAGATGTACTCACTCCTCTCCTAATACTGCAAATATACCTAGTGTTAAAGCTAAGTTCGGTGAAGAGTGTAGGTCCCTTTGGATTGCACGACCAGATAGGTTTATCGTAGGTATTGATGCCAAGTCTCTTGAAGCCCTCCTATTCGCCCACTTCCTAGGCGGACAACAGCAGCATATTGATTACATGATGGGTGATACTCATATCATGAACAAGAATGCTATTGAGGAGCAATTAGGTCTTGAATCCACCAAGGCTCAATGTAAGACAGCCTTCTATGCTTATATCTTTGGTGCATATCCGGCTAAGATTGGTCAGACATTCGGTCTAGACTCCAACATGGGTGAGAAGATCATTGGTGTACTTGAGGCCGCTGTACCGGGCTTAAACAAAGCTATGGCTGATGCTAAACAAGAGTGGAGACAGAACAACACATTCCTTAAATGTCTCGATGGTGGGTATGTCAGGTGCCCTTCTGAGCGATCCGCTCTTAACTACAAAGTCCAACCAGCAGGCGCTGTCTTTATGAAGCAGGCTTGTATTAATCACTATAGTCTAATCCAGCAACATGGATTCGATGTAATGAAGGTTGGTGATATCCACGATGAGTGGCAGTATGATAGTGCTGAATGGTGTGCAGAAGATGTAGGTAAAACTGCAGTGCAGGCTATGGAAGAAGCAGCACCACAACTTAATCTATTAGTACCAATGACAGGAGATTATTCAATTGGGAAAAGCTGGGCAGAAACACATTAAAGATTACAATACATTAATGGAGAAATTGGAAATTATCAGTTGACATAACGCTAAATAACTGCTATAATACTATTACAATACAAAATAACAAGAGAAAAAACAACATGATTATTAAAAACTTAGAAGTGCGTTGGGCAAAAATTCTTGGTGATCCAGTTCCTAAATATGAACCTACTGATGGTAACGAATGGACAGTTGATTTCATTCTGACTGACGAGCAGGTTGCAGAGATGGAAAATGCTGGTGTGACTACTGCCAAGTACATTCGTGAAAAGAATGGCGATAATATCTGGACCTATCGTCGTAGTGAATTGAAGCGTAATGGTGATCCAGCTAAGCGTATTGAAGTCATTGCCGCAGATGGTATGGCATGGCCTCAGAGTAAGCTGATTGGTAATGGTTCCATCGTAGACGTTAAGTATGGTATCAATGAAATCAATGACCGTAAAGGACAACGTTTCAAACCCTCTGCTATTACAATCCTAGTTCGTGAGCATGTGCCTTATGAATCCAAGGGTGATGGTGAAGAGTTCGATATTGATCCTGAAGGCACTAAAGTAGTAGAGAATTGGGACGAAGAATGATTAGTTTTTTAATTGGTCTTTACTTGGGTGGTGGCCTTCTTTATGGCTGCCTTACCTTCCAAACCTTTGGCTTTACAATCGACTTAAAAGACTATCTCTACGATGTCTTCCTTTGGCCTAAGGCTATATTTGACTGACCTAATAGTTTGCATTTTCCTTTTAGTATTATTTGCGTATATGGTGTCCTAACATGAAAAAAGAAATTACAACACTTGTAGATGACATCTACGCACTACTAAAAGATGGTCAAGATATCTCAGATGAACTTTTAGATGAGTTTGCTGGGAATATGCGAGAGTTGATGAAGAGTAGATTATCCACTGAGAAGCGCCGTTCATCCGGGTTAAGGATGTCTCAGATTGGTAAACCTCTTCGTCAACTCTGGTATGAGAACCAAGGTGATGGTATCCCCAGAGAAGAGCTTAGAGGGAATACTCTCTTTAAGTTCCTCTATGGTGATATTCTTGAAGAGGTGACACTCTTCCTTACTAAATGTGCAGGGCACACGGTTGAAGATGAGCAACAAGAAGTCTCTCTTAACGGTATCCTAGGCCACATTGATGCTAAGATTGATGGGCACCTAGTTGATGTTAAGTCTGCCTCCAAGTTTTCCTTCAGGAAGTTTGCAGACGGAACCTTAGCAGAAAACGATGCCTTTGGTTACATGCACCAACTATCAGGTTATGCAGAGTCAGATGAGCTTAAAGGAACCTTAGAAGGTTCAGGCTTTCTGGCTATTAACAAGGAAACAGGTGATCTTGCTCTCATGCCTGTGGACTTAGACGAATTGGAGATGCACTTCCCTTCGGTACGTATTGACAAAGCTAGAGAAGCTCTAGAAAGTAATACACCACCTCCGAAGTGCTATGATCCAGAACCTATGGGTAAGAGTGGGAATATGAAACTAGGTGTAAACTGTTCATACTGCCCATTTAAGAAACATTGCTGGAAAGACGCAAACAACGGTAAAGGGCTCAGAACATTTATCTACTCTACTGGTCCGGTCTTTCTAACAGAAGTAACTAAGGAACCGAACGTTCCTGAAGCAATATAAGAAAGAAATATATGACTGATTTTACAGTATTCGACGGTGGAAAGCAAGAAGAGTCTTCAACCCCGCCAGCAAGAATCTTTGACATTACTTACTTCAATGGAGAAAACTCACAACAAACAGCTTCGGCTGAAGGTTATTTAGTTAGTATGGCTAAGTTCATTGCAATCTGTGAGAACTATACAGACGTACTTCTTACACCAATCTTGGCTATTCCTGATGATCGTATCATCTCTGTAGTAGCAAGACCACTGGCAACAGTGAACTAATATGTCCCATTCCAGAGGGAAGAGGACTAAGGGTTACCGCTCTCGGCTAGAAGCTCTGGTTGCAGCTCGCCTTAAAAAGATGAAGGTCGAGTTTTCCTACGAGGATGAAAAATTTCCTTATGTTGTAGAGAAGACTTATACTCCCGACTTTAATCTTGAGAGCGGTATTCATCTAGAAGTGAAGGGAGTACTTATGCCAAATGACCGGTCTAAGTACTCCCATGTGAAGAAGTGTAATCCAGATGTTACATTTGTATTCGTCTTCGCAAACCCTGACCAGAAAGTCCCCGGAACAAAGAGAATGACACACGCACAATGGGCAGAACGTAATGGATTTAAGTGGCTTAAGGCAGGTGATTTTAAAAAGAAAGATTTAAGGTGATAAATGAATACGTTCCTAATCAGTGACACACATTTTGGACATAAAGGTGTTACTCACTTTGAAAGAGGTGATGGTACGCCTCTAAGACCTTGGAATAATCCTGATGAAATGGATGAAGCTTTGGTGGAAAATTGGAATAGTGTAGTAAAAGAAAAAGACAGGGTTTATCATCTAGGTGATGTAGTCATTAATAGAAGGTGTCTTAAAACACTAGATAGGCTTAATGGTAGAAAAGTTTTGATTAAAGGTAACCATGATATTTTTAAACTTAGAGATTATCTACCTTATTTTGACGACATCAGAGGAAGCCATAAACTAGATACGTTTATTCTAACACATATACCAATACACCCTGAAAGTGTTGCTAGATGGTGTTCTGGAAATATACACGGACACCTACATAGTAATATAGTAAGAAACCTAGACGGAACCCCAGATGAAAGGTATATAAATGTGTCTGTAGAACAGATCAATTATACTCCAATACCTTTTGATACAATTAGAAAAGGATGGAGACCTATTGTCTAAGACACACTTAGTAATTCCTGATAGCCATGCACACCCGGACTTCAGTAATGAGCGATACTCCTATCTATCAAAACTCATCATGGACGTCAACCCTGACGTTGTTATTGACATCGGGGATTGGTTCGACATGGCATCACTTTGTTCATACGATAAGGGGACTAGGGGTTTTCACGGACGAAGATATCAGGACGATATTGCAGCAGGTATTGAAGCTCAAGATAGAGTTCTCTCACCTCTCCGTAAACGAAAAAGGAAACTTCCTAGATTTGTTAGGTGCCTTGGCAATCACGAATACAGAATTGTCCGTGCAATTGACCGAGAACCCGAACTACTTGAGGGAACTATTGGACTCTCTGATCTACAATCAAAGGAATATAATTGGGAAGAACACCCCTTCAACGAAGTTGTAAATATTGATGGGATTAATTATACCCACTACTTTGTCTCCGGTGTTATGGGTCGTCCTATTTCCTCTGCTAATAGCCTACTTACACGTCAAAGAGCCTCCTGTACTATGGGACATACTCACACATTTGAATACAAAACAGAATCAAACGTAGAGGGAAAAAGGTCCCATGCTTTATTCTGTGGTGTCTTCCAAGACTATGACCCGGACTTTGCAGCTAATACTAACTATCTCTGGCGTAGAGGTGTTGTTATTAAACACAATGTTGAAGATGGTAACTATGACCTAGAATGGGTCTCAATACAACGACTGAAAGAGATGTATGGTTAAATCATGGATGAAATGTATAGAAGATTGGATAAGCACTTCACACCGGGTGAACTCGTTGAATTCCTTGGCATTGGAATGCGAGAAGTCTACGAAGCTTTTGATGACAAAATTAAAGAACACTACGTGGACCTAGCGGATGAAGTACTCCTAACACTGGATGTAGAATGTGACTGACGTTAAACGTCAAACCCACTACGAGCAGTATGATATTCAACCAGTGGACTTTATTGTAGAAACAGTAGGTCCCGGTTGGCTCGTAGGTAATGTCATTAAGTATGTAATGAGATATAATGAGAAGAATGGTGTTGAAGACTTGAAGAAAGCTGCACACTATGTGGAGATGTTGATTAATGTCACAGAAGGACGTAAGCCTAGAGACTCTAAGGAAAGCGAAGGCGTCAGCGAAACATCTACTGAAGAACAGCGAGAGTTCTTTGATTTACTGGGTTCCAGAATCACTATATCGAAAGATGGAGAAGTGGGGGTATGACACCACCCACGTTAGAATTATTAGACCTTTGAGGTTAACATGAGATTTGAAGATTTTAAACAACAAGTAAAGATCGAAGAGAACGAAAGAACTTGGAGACTTACTTATGAACACGAAGGTACAGTATACACAGCACCTTGGCAGACCAAAGAGATGCGCGTAGTAGGTGCAGGTACTGAACTTGGTAAGGACCCTTCTAACAAGATTATGGCACAGAAGGTGTGGTTCTTCGAACAGCTTCAGAAGAAATTAAAGGAAAAACAAAATGGGTGAAGTTAAAACACCATTAGTGAAGATGTCTGATCTAACCTTTAAAAGAGTTAATGATTTAGATCTTGAACAGTGTTACATCATTAGTGATACAAATTCACATTGTGATATTCTAAGATTTATTATTGATGATATTGGTTATGAAGAGGCTTTATATTTATTGAAAGACAATAAACCAAAGAAGAATTTAACCGATGGATGAAGCTGTAAAACACACACCTAATATAGATAAAGACAAGGTAATCGAATACTACTCTCTAAAAGATAATGTAGATATTAAATATGTATGCACCACTGAACTAGAACCTTATGGTCATATCTATGACGTATTCTATAGAGCAGATGGTTCCCCACATCCTGAGTTTGGCAACAGATATTTCGGTATCACTACTCATGGAAGCACTGTCTATATTGGTAATGCTGATAAAGTAGAAGAGTTGGAATTCAGTACCTACAATAGTGTGTATAGTCAAGGCACCCACGATTTTAGAAGTACTGGTGATGGATGCTCCATAGATGGTGGCAGAGCTTACTTAAGACTTGTAGGAGACTTTCAAATAGACAAAGTAAAAGAATATAAGGTTAAAGACGGTGAGTTTGTAGATGGATGATTATCAGAACTTTATTGCACTTAGTAGATATGCTAGGTGGTTGGAAGACGAGAACCGTCGAGAGACTTGGCCTGAAACTGTAGAACGTTATGTAGACTACGTGTATAATGACACCAGTGGTTTACCAAATCTAGGGGTCTCTGTAGAAGAGTATGACTTAGTAGTATCTAAAATCAATGATTCTATGGATGCTATCAAAAACCTAGAAGTAATGCCTTCTATGCGCGCTCTTATGACTGCTGGTCCCGCCTTATCTCGTGATAATGTAGCAGGTTACAACTGTGCATATCTTCCTGTTGATAGTCTCCGTGCTTTTGATGAAACTATGTACATTCTTATGTGTGGTACAGGAGTAGGATACAGTGTCGAGAAGTCAAACACAGATAAGTTACCAATCGTTAATGAGCATTTTGAAACAACTGACACAACGATTGAAGTTACGGACAGTAAAGCAGGGTGGGCCAGAGCTTTCAGGGAATTACTCGCTCTTCTTTACAGTGGACAAATTCCTAAATGGGATACAAGTAAAGTACGACCGGCGGGCGCTCGTCTCAAAACTTTTGGTGGGAGAGCCAGTGGTCCTCAGCCCCTCGAAGACCTTTTTAGATTCGCAATTGATACAATCACTAACGCTAAGGGTCGTAAACTCAAACCAATTGAGTGTCACGATCTTATATGCAAAACAGCCGAAATTGTTGTTGTCGGTGGTGTTAGACGAAGTGCTCTTATCAGCCTAAGTGATCTTGATGATCATGAGATGGCTAAGGCCAAGACAGGTCAGTGGTGGGTAACACACCCTCATCGTGCACTAGCTAACAACTCAGCCGTCTATGAAGAGAAACCTTCAGTCGGTCAATTCATGAAAGAATGGTATAATATCTATGAGTCAAAATCAGGAGAAAGAGGCATCTTTTCACGCCCTGCAGTGCGTAGACAAGTTGAGAGAACTGAACGAAGGGAATCTGAAGGTATTGCTTTTGGGACTAATCCATGCAGCGAAATCATCCTCCGCCCCTATCAGTTCTGCAACCTTACTGAAGTCGTTGTCAGACACGATGACACATTTGATAGCCTTCAACGAAAAATCGACACAGCAGTCTTCCTCGGAACAGTCCAATCAAGATGGACAGACTTTAAATACCTCCGAAAAGTCTGGCAAAATAACTGCGAAGAAGAAAGGCTTCTTGGAGTCAGCCTCACCGGAATCTTTGATAACCCCGGACTACTCTCTGGTGAAATAAGTTTACAAGCTCTTAGAAACTATGCAGTCGAGAGAAACAAAGTCTACGCTGACATATTTGGTATTAATCAGTCTGCTTCTGTTACTTGTGTTAAGCCGAGTGGTACTGTATCACAGTTAGTCAACTCTGCATCAGGTATGCACCCACGACACTCTGAGTATTATATTAGAACAGTTCGTGGTGATAATAAAGACCCTATGACTCAATTCCTAATTGATCAAGGTGTTCCTAATGAACCTGATGTAACCAGACCTAAAGATACAACGGTCTTCTCTTTCTACGTAAAGAGTCCTGAAGGTAGTAAACAATTAAATAATTGTAATGAACACCTTTGGATTTGGGAAGATATTCAAGACAAGTGGTGTGAACATAAACCTTCTGTAACAATCTCTATCGAGGAAGAAGAGTGGGTTCAAATGGGCGCTAATGTATATCGTATCTTTGATAAGGTTAGTGGTATTGCACTACTCCCTAAAGATGACCATGTATATCAGCAGGCACCATATCAGACCATCACTAAAGAAGAGTATGAACAAGCTCCTGAGTTAAGTATTGACTGGAGTAAATTAAAGGATTATGAGAATGAAGACACCACAAAAGGAAGCCAAGAACTCGCCTGCTCAGGAGGATTCTGTGAAGTCGTCGATATATCAGGCTAGTAAGAACCCTTCAACACAGATGTGGGAGGTGTTTGAGAAAGGTGAGTGTATTGGACACTGTACCTCTGTACGTGATAAAGAAATCCTATTAGCAACACTAAGAAAGAAAGAGAATGACAAAAAAGGATCGAACAAGCCGAAGGCAAAATCCGAGGTATCTGAAGAAAAGAGCCAAGAAAGTTGAACGAGAAGAAGCTGCTAAACAAGCTTCTGTAAATACATCTCTAACAATAGTCAACTCAAGCCTTACAGACCTAGACACCCGTGTGGATGCTCTAGAGCCATAAAAGAAAACCCCCGCCGGAGATTTCCAGTGGGGGTTCTTTTTATCGTTTGTTCTTTCGTTTGAACTTAGCCGCAGCATTTCGAGAGTCTCGGTGCTTCTGGTATGAGTTCAACTCTCTTTGAGCATCAGCCCTCTCGTATCTATTACCGGACTTAAGCCTATTACTTACTGTACCGGGGATATTAGAGGTCTTGCTTGCTTGGACAACTTTAGAGAATGACCTTTGTTTAGATAACTTCTTCAAGTCCTTATCAGGCTGCATATCTGAGTTACTATAACTCTTCAAAGCTTTCTGCATTCTTGTTGACCTAGCTGGTGCTTTTCTCTTAATCTTCATTCTTGTCTCCTGTATCTGGTTTACCTTTCTCAGCCGTCTTATACATTCTAAGCAAGTCAATTAGAGTCTTACGTCTAACCATTGCATAAGTTGCAGGACCTGATATAGTACCTAGTACTGAAAGAAGAAAGTCGAAGTCTGCTAGGAAAGGTGTATGTTTAGCTGTAAAGCCTGATACTGTACCCAGTATTATAGCGGCTACAAAGTACCCTATAGATTCTTTTCTATCCTTGTTATCAGGCAAAAAGAGCCCTACACTCGCCAAGAAAAAGGAGAGAGCAAAATATTCATAAGTGTGTACCACGAACTCAACTCCTTTCATTAAAATGTTATTTGTCATTAGTTCGATGCCATCTGACGAGTTCATTGTGTGTTAACTTGCATTTTTGATATTCTAGTGCCCATCTTGCTTTAGATTTATCTATTAGGTTTAATTGCCCCTCAGCAGACAGTGAGTCCCATGACTCTTTGGTTATGTCTACTGTATCCAGCTCTTCAGGACACTCTACTAAGTAGACCTCTGGAGGTACTGGTTGTGGTTCTGAGATATACTCTATCTTAGTCGTTGCCTGCGGTTGCGAGGTCGTTGTGCAGCCGTACAGCATCGTAGTCAATAGAACAATCCCCGACAACTTTAACAGGTTTTTCAACTAACTTCTCCTTGATTATAGTTTCTTTATTTTCAATTTTATTCTTTAACTCATTAGAAAGGTTTTCATTTGTCTCCCGAAGATTATTATAAAAAGTTTCTTGAGACTCCTTCAGAGCAAGAAGCTCTTGAATTACATTCTCTTGACCAGAAATTAGAGAGAGCTGTTGCTCTGCTTGACACTGTGCTTCGCCGTTTGCCTCACCTTTCAGGTACACAAGACCTAGAGATGATACCCAAAGTGCGAAAAGCAGAGGAACTAGCCAAATCAATATATTTCCTTTTAAAAGGTTAAACATACCATTTCCCCCAAGAAGCTCTACGTGGCCTTTTATCAATGTGGATAAAGGTGTTGTAACGCCCAATACCTCTAAACCCACATTCTATGGCTATACGTTCAAGTTCCCTCCCCATTTCTTGATTGTCGATAGCGAGGTCGAAGGCAATACCACTTATGTGCTTACTGTTTTTGACACCACCAACAAGCTTATTATAGGCCGGATCACGGTACGCGCTATTTACAATGATGGGACCGCCCCACTTATCTCTCACAGCTTGGAGGGCTACGAGTGCGTCCTTGACAATGAAGAGAGAACGATTACCTTTAGAAGCGAGTTCGTTTGGTGAGAAGTTAGGGGCCAACTCTTTCCACTCTATAACTTGAGCAGGGCTGAGGTGGCTCCAGTGTTTTACATTAAAGCTGTCCATCTAATCCTCTAAATTCTTTAATTAATAGTTCATTAAGAGGTTTACCTGTTCTGAGGCTTTCCTCTACTCTCTTCATAATAAGGTGCTCTACAATTATATCTTGCACCTCTGGTGTGAAATAAGTATCTAAAGGAATACCTAACTCTTCAGCAGCTTGTCTGAGAGTAGTGCCAACTACCTGACCAGCGCCAACAGGAGTAGATATAACACCATCGTTATTCTCTGCTACATACTGAGCATATGGACCTGATGGGTCTTGGAAAGCTAATACCTCTTTGATTGTCATCTCTGTAGGTTTGATAGTCATAAAGACACTTTTCTCAGAGTTATTATAAAGCTTGTCATAATCATTACCAGATTCGGTTTGGTAGATTTTCTGCTTTAAACCAGAAGAGAATTTAGCAACTGTTCGTGCTTGTTCATTATTAGAGATTGAAGCTCTAAGATCAGCATTAACAGCCTCGATAGCGCTAGCGGTCATCTCTTTAGGAGATTTGGTAGGTCTAGGTGTGCTGCTAACCGTACGATCCTCTAACCCTTGTAACACTTCATCACTCAGTTGACCTGATGCAAGGAAATCTCTCTTCTCTTTATAAGTCTTGAACTCAGGTGGGAAGATACCTACCTCATCACCAAGCTGTACACCATAGTCTAGGAACTTGTTCAGTCTCACAACTTCATCATCGAAGTAAGTTCTAGAGTTACCAGTAGAACCTAACTGACCAGCAGTCTGTTCATATAGACCAGTCTTATCATTGTAGACTAGTGTAGGTGCTACACTCTTAGCCCTAGGATTGTTGGAACTAGTTGGGCCAGCACTTCTACCAGTACCTCTGTTACTACCAAACTGAGCCCCGAAATTACTAGCTATTCTCTTTTGAGCCTCCGACGCATTGTATATAGCCGTCGTGAGGTTCTTTTTAATTATAGCTGCCTTAGCAGGTTGAGAGTGGCTGAGAGAGTCTAGTGCTGCCATAGTACCGGGATTGAATAGAATCTTATCCACGTTCTTGACATAACCTTCAGTAGCTACAGTATCCGGGACTGAAGCAGCAGAGTAAGAAACTACCCGCATATCTTCTGCAAACTGGGTCTGCATCGCCACATTGTCAGGATTATCATTCAACTGCTTAGTTGAGATACGAGCTGATTGAGAACGCATCTTGACTACTTGAGTAGCTTTATCAGGATCAGTTACATTTAGAATGGCAGGATCTTCTGCAGCCTTTTGGTAGGTGTCTAATATACCACGAGTCTCTAGAGCCTCTGGGCTTTGACGTCCATTAACAATATCTGTAAGACCTTTAGAGACAAGACCAGTAAGTTCGTCCGCAATCTCATTCTGTTGTGTCCAAATCTTGACTATCTCACCAGAACCTGCTGGACCTGCGATATTAAGTAATGCCATATATGCGGGTGCAACCTCATGACCTAGAAGTACATTACTATCTTCCAAGAACTTGAGACGTTCAGCAGCAAGTTTAGCTGAGGACAGATCACCACTCATAGAGTCTGCAATCATATTCTCATAGATAGCAAATTGGGAGTTGATTCTCTCTACCTGATCAGGAGCAAAGCCTGAAACCTTAGCCAGAGCATCAAGCTTATAGCTTTGAATTACATTCTGGTACTGAGGCCCAAGCTCCATCATCTGAGCAACTAACTCTTCGTCCGATCCAGCAGAAGCAATAATAGATTGAAGCTCTCTGGTTAACTCAGAAGCCTTAGGAGATAAGCTCTGGATAACACTGGATGTTACGTTGTACTCAATCTTATCAATAAGAGCTTTATTAGCTGTGTTCTTTGCAGTTTCGTACTCATGCAGCTTCATACCATTCTCAATCTCAGCCTTAGCTTGTAAGATTGTACGGCCCTTTTCTCTATACTCCTCAGGAGTGTATAGTGCTGGATTGATACCAGAGTCAGTAGCTGCTTTAGTGAAGGCTGCATTAGTAGCAGTCTCTTCATCAAGTTGTGCTGTGAAGCGTGCTTCCTCTGCTCTAATACCTCTGAAGAGGGGATCATCAAGACCCACCTCACTCAAAGCTTGGTAGATAGCGTACTCACTACCTTCATACTTATTCATAAGTCTGGACACAAGAGCTTTAGAACGTACAGTAAACCCAGTCTCAGAGATTGCCCCTGAGTTCTTAGCATTTACTAGTTGCTTAGCTTCTGCTTTATCCTCTGAGAGAATATTGTAAGCACCTCTAGCTAACTCATTCTTAGCAGCTTCATCCTGTCTCCAGTCCTCATGCTTCTCAGCAGCTCTGGCTTCAGCTTCAGGGTTACCTTTGCTGCGACTACTAGCTCTAGCATTAATAAAAGCATCAGCAGTATCAGCAATAGTGCCAAAGATATCAGGCTGCTGTACTGTAGTAT